TATTCTTCCGCACTGTAACATACCATTTGGTCGGAAAAGTGGAGAAAGTAATGGGAAATTTTTTAGAACTATCAACAGCCAGTTGGGTTGCTGATAGTGGAAGGTTTATGCAAGCGATAGAAAATGGGGAATTAAAAGAGGTTGAACCGATGAAATCTACCGTATGGGTAAATATCAATACGATAACGGATATGTGTATATGGAAGCACTCATTAGATATAGGTCAAAAATAAGCGACCTAACTCTAAAGGAAATCTAAATGGGAAGGAGGTAAGTATTATGGGAATGGATATATCCTCCGGTGTTATTAGAGCATTGAACAGTAAAGACGAATTAAAAGAAAATTGGGTATTGTTTGAGATTGGGGAAGAAGTAGAAATAAAAAATTGTCGGTTCACAATAATAGCAGTATACCCTGATCCTGCAAATGAAATAATGTTAAAAGGATTGCCAAAAGAAAAGGAGGTAAATGATGGAGATTAAGGAATTGGTAGGCGAATTTGATGCAAGAATTTGGGCTAAAGAATTTATCAAAGTAATTAAGAATAATCCCAACATCATAATTGACGAGGATTTAATGCTTGGTTGGTTCGCTAATGCGATTATGGCTGGTTATGATAAAGCATGTAGAAGCCAAATAAAAGAAATACAAATAAAGAATGACGTCAATCTTATAGTGCTGGATATGAAAATACAATCCCAGAAATTAGAGATTTTAATCAATGCCTTACAGAAATTAAGCAAAGATTGAAAGGAGATAAATGATAACCCACAAAAAGATAAAAACTGAATATGAGATAACTGATAGGGATATAAAATCTGCTGTGATATTGAAAACGAATTGTTAACTATTACTACGTCAGAAGGGCAAGCATTTCAATTTGTCAATTCCAAGCCAGAAACAATTAGCGCTATTGGAAAGATGATTGTTTATGCGAGCGAGATAATAGAAGAGGAAAATTAAGATGATAAAACTTATTCTTATATTTTTATCTTTATTATTTATTATAGGTTGTGATAAAAAAGAATCATATACTTTGTCTTTTAATACTTATTCTCGCGATGGTTATGTAAAAGTTGGAGAATTAGAGAAAGAGTGTTGGGTAAAAGCATTGCGTTTTCTTGACCTTTTTAAAAAATATCCTGACTTTATTGAAGGAGCACAACTGGTATATGGTGTAAGTGGATATCCTCCGATTGGACACGCGTGGATAAAATATAAATTAAAAAATGATAATAAATGGATAATATTTGACCCTACTTATATGATAGAATTAGAAGAAAAGGATTAACTATGCTTTTACTTTACACTCTTTGCATTACCGCAACAGGCATTTGTATTGGTTTAATAATAGCGGGGATAATAAGGAGATAGGATGAGTGAGGAAAATAATTAGAGATAAATTAGGAAGATTTAAATAAAAAAATGAAATGGTTAATAAACGATAGAGGAATGATGTTTGGAAATCGCATAAACATAATTGATTTTATGGTTATAATTTTTATATTATTTTTGACACCTTGTTTTTATTATGGTTGGAAGTTGTTTATGGTAAAACAACCTATACAAGCAACAGTAAATAAAACAAAATTAGATGAATGTGAAAAAACATGCGAACATTTGACGAAAGAAAATGATAAATTAAAGATTAAAGATTCTAAAATAGAGACCTTTTTTAAAAGACATCCGAGGGCAAGGAAATATTTTGAATAAATGACTATACAATCGCGCAGAAGAAAAGAACGCAGAAGGCAAGATGCAAATTATTATAGCAAAAGATAAGATTAGTAAACAAAGGACTATTATAGGGTTTATTAGCGAGACAACATTTATTATGGATGACAATTTTGAATCTTATACCCAAGATAAATACAAACTTGAAATATCCTCTAAAACAAAAGACATAAATTATTTGATCGGAGAAATGAAAAATACAACCAACGCCTTAAACAATCTCCGTAGGGGTAGAGTAAAAAAACCCGCCTAATCAATTCTGCGTATAATTCATACGACAAATAATCCTTGACAAACTAAGCATTTTATGTTTTACTTTTAACTAAGCAGGGCCGCTCTCTGTTTAATAGATTTAAAGCCGTGTTTGTGATCACACAGGCGCGGCTTTTTTTATTTGTTTTCCACTATGCCAAACTTAAAATCCCCCTATGAATTAACTCCCAAACAAGAACTATTCTGCCACGAATACATAAAGACGAGAAACGGAACGCAGGCCGCAATAAGAGCCAATTATTCGCGAGTGTCAGCAAGATCAACGGCCTCAGAACTCCTAACATATCCCAACATTAAGGCATGTATCAATGAACTAATTAAGGCCCAGCTTGACCAGTTGAAGATCAGCACAAATATTGTAATAAGAGAACTACTGAATTCCGCCACAATAGATATAGCAGATGCCTACGAACCAGGTGGCACCCTAAAAGCCATAGAAGACATGCCTGAACCACTCAGGAAGGCAATCGTAAGCATAGAAACTGAAGAGCTGTATGACGGCCACGGCGAGAACCGTAAACACACAAGCGCTGCTAAGACCATAAAGATACAAGATCGTCTGAGAGCATTAGAACTGTTAGGCAAGCACCTCAAAATGTTCACTGATGTCCATGAAATCCCTGGATTGGAAGGTCTTGCGGAGCAGATAAAAGTAGCCAGGAAGAGAGCGGGAATATGCCCATAGCCACCTTAGAACTAAATCCACCACTTGAAGTTTTAAGCGCGGACATGCAGTATTTTATTCACAATCCTTTAGGGTGGGTAAAATATGCTTTTCCCTGGGGAGAAGAAGGCGAGCTACAAGATTATTCCGGCCCAGATATATGGCAGACAGAAGTCTTAGAGTATATCACCAATAAACTGAAATCCAAAGAAATAAATCCGGACGAAGCGGTAAGCGCGGTAATCAGGATAGCTATAGGAGCAGGCAATGGCCCTGGTAAAAGCGCGCTTGTGGCTTGGATAATTCTATGGGCAATGAGTACCTTTGAAGATACCAGGGGGGTAGTAACGGCCAATACCGATACTCAGTTGCGCACAAAAACATGGTCAGAACTTGCTAAATGGTATCGATTTTGTCTCACTAAGCACTGGTTTGTTCTTACTGCCACAGCTATCTATGCTAAAGACAAAGAACATGAGCGTACTTGGCGTATAGACCAAGTGCCATGGTCTGAGGAAAAAACAGAAGCATTCGCCGGAATGCACAATAAAGGCAAGCGTATCATAATGGTTTTTGACGAGGCCTCTGCCATACCAGACAAGATATGGGAAGTAGCCGAAGGCGCATTAACTGATCGCAAAACCGAAATAATCTGGATGGTATCCGGCAATCCCACGCGCAACACCGGCCGTTTTAGGCAATGTTGGGGTAGTTTCAGGCATCGCTGGAAGACTTGGCAGATAGATATCCGTAAAAGCATACTCGTCAGCCAAGCCGAAGTAAACCAATGGATAGAGGACTATGGCCTTGATAGCGATTGGGTGCGCGTTCATATCCTTGGGTTGTTTCCTAAAGCAAGCGACTTACAGTTTATCTCCACCGATATAGCCGAGGCAGCCGCTGGTAAAAAGATAGGCGCAAACGAGTATTTCTATGCCGCCAAAATAATCGGCGTAGATCCAGCATGGACTGGCGGCGATAAAATTTTTATATATTTACGTCAGGGCTTGGTAGCCAAAAAGCTCGCAGAATTTGCGCGTAACGATGATGATAGCGAAATAGCCGGCGCAGTAGCTCATTACGAAGACATAGAAAAAGCCGATGCGGTATTCATAGATCAAGGTTATGGCACAGGGATATATTCTTTTGGCAAAACCCTCAACCGTAAATGGATGCTGATAAACTTCGGCGGCAAAAGCGCCACCCCAGGATTCGCCAATAAACGCGCAGAGATATGGGGTAAAATGAAACAATGGCTTAGAGAGGGTGGTTCTGTCCCTAAAGACCAGCAAGTTATAGACGACCTGACCGCTCCTGAATACAAGATAAATATTAGAGACTGTATTGTTCTTGAAAGCAAAGAGGATATGCGTAGGCGCGGATTGGCAAGCCCAGGCAATGCTGATGCTATAGCTTTAACTTTTGCTATGCCGGTCAGGCGTAAAAATCTACTTGGCCAAGAACAAGGTGAATTCGCTCAATCAAATTATGATGTATTGAAAGCATAGTATGGCAGAACTTAAGGCAGAGGGGGACTTATGCAAAGACTTTCGCAATCAATATTTAAACATTTAATAAACACTTTAAAAAGTGAACGGGGCTGTTTTGGAGGCGGAGGCGGAAGTTTCTCGCCTGCCCCAGCCCCACCCGTAGAACCTCCACCGCCACCAGCACCAGCGCCTGTTCCCGTAGAAACCGCTCCGCAACTAACCGCGCAAGAACGGCGTAAAAGGATAGCGGCCATGAGATATGGCATGCTCTCCACTATAAAAACCAGCCCGCAGGGGATTACTGAAGAAGGCTCGGGCAAAAAATATTTAGGGAGTTAAATGCCGGCAATCATCAATCAAGACGCAGAAACCAGACAGATAAAACAAGGCCAATTTAAGAATACCGGCCTCTCCAAGATAAACTTAATTAAGCGCGCCAATGCGCTAAAATTAGAAGGCTCCACCTGGACAGCCACCTGGAAAGATTTGTCCACATATGTTTATCCTACGAAAGGATTTTTTTACCAAGCCACTCCTAATCAAGGCTCCAAGATAGACCATAAAACATTGATAGATGAAGAGGCATCTCTGGCAGTAGATACTTTCTCTTCTGGCATGACCAGCGGCTTTACCTCACCCTCACGGCCGTGGTTTGAATTGTTTTTAGACGACCCCTACTTAATGGAATTCGCTCCGGTAAAATACTGGCTCGATGACGTGCGTAATATTATGCTCGATATCTTTCAGCGTTCTAATACTTACACCGTGCTTACTTCGATGTATAAAGAACTGGCTATATTTTCTACTGCCTGCACATATATCGAAGAGGATTTCAAGAATGTAATCCACCTGCGGCCATATACTGCCGGGGAATATTATCTCGGCTGTGATCAGAAAGGCCGGGTTAACGCCTTTTATAGAAGGTTCTGGATGACCGCAGGCCAGATGGTCAAAGAATTCGGCAGAGAAAATGTCTCTCCTAAAGTTCAAGCCCAATATCAACTCAACACCCCTGATGCCTGGAATATCGTAAATCACTTGATAGAAGAAAACGATGACCGCATACCATTCTTAAAAGACTACCGCAATATGCCCTATCGTTCAGCCTACTGGGAAGATGGTATTCAAGACGATGATTTCTTACGTATCGGCGGCTATGAGGAATTTCCTCTCCTTACTCCGCGTTGGGATACCACCACTACCTCAGATGCCTACGGTAAAGGCGGTCCAGGCTGGAAGGCGCTTGGCAGTGTCAAGGAACTACAGAAAAAAGTAAAGAATTTGCTGATTGCCTTGGATAAAAAGACTAATCCGCCTCTGCAAGCAGATGCCTCGGTAATCGGAGAAGTAAATACTCTTCCTGGAGGCATTACCAGGTTCTCCGCGCAACTTCCTAATGCCGGAGTAAGGCCGACATATCAAGTGGATTTAGATATCGCTAACTTAGATTTATCCATAGAAAAGACGAAAGCAAAAATCCGTAAGTTTTTCTTTTCTGATTTATTCCTGATGATGATAGAAGCGGAAAGGCAAGGCCGACAGGTGACCGCCACCGAGGTGATGGAGAAGCAGTCAGAGAAACTCTCTATTCTTGGCCCCTTGTTAGAGCGCTGGCAAGGCGATGACTTTATCAAAGCCCTGATAGAAAGGACTTTTAAT